GAATAAGATCATGAGCATAGATTGGATCACCGTCGTCACCACAAAAAGTTATCTTGCGTACATGTTGTTTTATAAAGTCAGGTGGGAAATTGCGTTGAAAGAAATCAAAATCTAGTTCAGTGTTTACAAGTCCGTTAGGAACCTCCTGTCGTGCGCATCTTGGACAGCGCAGCGTACACTTGCTGGAAATTTCTATGTGCCAGTGCCACGTGGCTAGGCTATTAGTCAATGGCATAAGATGTGAATCCATTTTCTTTGACCACTTTCATGATATTTTCCACACGCCCTGCTAGTTCATCACGATGGCTCACAAGCCATATGCTCTTGTGACGTTCTCGTCCCATTTTCTTTAGAATAGCTAGAGCGTTTTCAACGCCCTGTGTGTCAAGACCCGAATCAATCATTTCATCCACAAACAATAGATTCACAGGACGATACAGACTTTCCCAGACATCACGGAAGGCCCAGCTCATGCTGAGTATCAATCGATTGCGCTCACCACGGCTTAGATTATCAAAGTCCAAATCTCTACCCAGTTCTGTGATTTCCACGGAAAGATCGTTTTGGAACATCACCTGATGTGGTAATCCAATGCGATCAAGATAGTGTACAAGTCTGCTGTTAAGATAGCTGAGATTTTGATCTATGATCTTTTTACGTATGAAAGAATCTTTGTTTGTGAGCAGCTTGAGCAAGAAGTCCTGATGATCCTGCAGTTTGGTCAGTTCATTGAGATGATCATATGACACGTCTTGTAGAGCTTGACCACGCATGTCCTGTATCTGTTCAGTATAAGGATCAGTTTCACTGCTGCGATTTTGCAGATTGGTTTGCAGTGTTTCAAGGCTGTTGCGATGGTTCAATGCTTGTTCTAGGTTATCATAGAACACCGTGGGTGCTACACCAAGTTCACCAAGATCATCAAGTTCGTTTTGATGTTCGCTTTTTTGTGTGTCATTGGTCAGCAGTTGCAGTGCCAGTTCCTGTAGTTCTTTTTGTTTTTTGTCTTTTACACTGTCAAGACTGTTGTCGTGTATCTCAGTACCGCAGGCAAAACAACGATGTGCCTGCATGGCATCCAGATCCTTTTGCAACTGACTTTTTTGTTTGTTGATTTTGACATTGTCTTGATCAATTGATCGTATCCAACGATTGTGCTCATCAATTTGTTTTTTCTTGGAATGATAGGATTCAAGATCACGATGAGATTGTATTTCTGTTTCAATGTCTATGTGTTCGAGTGCAGCAATGGCTTCCTGTAGTTTGTCACAGTCTTCCTGTTGTTTCTTGGTCCACAGATCGCGACGTTTTTCCAAGCTTGTGATCTGTTCTTCAATGCGCTTGTTGGCTTCTTGAACCGCGCGAATGCGCATTTCTTCTTGACTGATTTCTTCTTTGGTCGCACGATTGAGTTCGCGTATACGATCAGCACGCTCACTGAGCTGAGTAATACCCAGCAGTTGTTCAATGATCTCGCGCTGGTCGTTGGCACGCAGATTCAAAAAAGGTTCTGTATAGGTATTCAAGGCCACGATGTGACGAAACATGTTGTGACTCATGCCCAGCAAACGTTCTATGGCTTCTTGGGTTTCACGAGAGTCACCCTGTGCATCATCAGTGGCAATCTTTTCTTCGTTGTTCACAAAGAATTTCAATACATTGGGACGACGCCCACGCTCAATTCTATAGCCTTGTCCGTCTACTACAAAGTCCAGGCTAACAACCATTTGTTTGCCGTTGGTCTTGTTGATTAGGTTGTCTTTTTTGATGTTGGTAAGAGCTTGACCAAACAGTGCAAAGCTTAGAGCATTTATAATCGTGGTCTTGCCTGTGCCATTTCGCGATCCGTCACCACCAAGATCTAGATTCTCTCCCAGCACTAGAGTAAGATCGCGACGATCAAAGTCCAGTGCCTGTGTGGCATTGCCCACACTCATGAAGTTGCGCACAGTGAGTTTATTGATTGTTATCATAGGTATTGCGATTGTAGCATGTATAGCCGGTGAAGATCAACTAAGTCGGTACGATACCTCTGCCATAATCGGTTTCGTACTTCAGGATTATACCAGTCAAGCACCGTGTCTCCCATGTCCATGCAGCTATGCAGCAGACTACCTAGGTAACTTTGTTCTAGTATGGTAAGATTGCCAAGATTTTTAATCAACCCAAGTTTGGTATGAAATTTCCCACTTTGGTCAAGATATTGACTATTGCCAGATTGAAGCAACATATACATATGATCAAACCATGCTGAATCTGGTATCACAGGGTCCAGGACCTGATGCAGTCTATCCAGGCTGTTAAAAGCCATGTACTCAAGATTGATAGCGTTTGAAATACGTGAACACAGCATGCGTTGCCAATCATGCGTTTGCACCAGCCAGTAATAAAAGTATTCAATTAGGCTGTTTGCATGCTGCTGGTGATCTAGATTATCTTTGATATTATAACTTTGGTACCAATGAACAAACATTTGTCCAAAGGCCTTGGTGTCCGCACCAAGAGCCTGTAGATCTTCCACTAGGTAGTTGGCTCTAATTCCAATGGCATCGGTTTTTTCTAGATAATTGTGTAGGTACCACACAAGATTGTGATACCCTACACACATATTGATCACACAGTCTGCAGGTGGTGGAGTTTGAGTTTCAATCTTGGCTAGCCAAGGAACTCTACTGTGATGAGTTAGAAAGTTAGCACCTTGCTGTTCAAATCTAGATTCAGGATCAAGAGCAGCACTCAGCCAGTTTTGATACATGCCTGGCAGACCCAGGATCACTGTGTTCATAGAGTATTATAGATGTGCAACAATAGTTTGCTGTCATATACATCAGATTGTATGTTCAAGATTTGATCAGTGATGATTTGATCCACACTTTCAAATCTTATTTCTCCAGGAGCAAGATCTTGAGTGTAAGCAGAATTTTTATTGGGTATCAAGGCCATTTCACGCAGTTGATAATCGCGTATGAATGTTTCTTTGATAAAGTTGGCCTCTTCATAGCTGATGTCAATGTCCAATTCCACTCTCACATGCATCTTGGGTCGCAGAATACTAGCAGCATGATCAATTAGGTGTGCAAGACTCAGCACACGATAGGTGGGTTGATCCGGCCAAGCATGAAACTCTGGCTCTTTGCCCCATTCCAAGATCATCACACCGCGTTCGTCATCTCCTGCGTCTGCAAAGTTGTGTGGGAAACAGTTACCAATGTATGTGACATTGTTTTTGGTCTGTCGTTTGTGAAAATGCCCGGTGTACACATGTTCAAACCCTGACAGGTCTTCTCTACGCACAGATCCATGATCAGGCATTTCAACCATGGCGTTCATTAGATAGCCAGGCAGTTCAAAATGTCCAAACAAATACCGGCCTGACATCTTGGCCAGGCGTTTGTGGTCATCTCCTACCAACCATGGAGCCACAACAACATCGTTAGAGTGTAGCCAGTCATTACAGATAACCAAATTAGGAAGATGCTTTGCCCACTCCACACTTTGTACATCACGTTTGTCCCGATAATATAAATCATGGTTGCCGGGAATAAAGTATACAGTAGAAAAGTTTGCGGAGAGGTGTTCCAGGGCCTGGAGACTATAGTTAAGAGTGACAATGTTAATGCTAGCCCTATGATTGTGCCAGTCACCAAGAAAAAACGCCGTTTCACATCCCTCCTCCTGAGCCTTGGCAGTGGCCCATTTCACAAAGTTCAAACAGTCATCATTGTGTAGTTGACTGTTGCTTTTCAAACCAAAATGTATGTCGGTGAATATCGCCGCACGTTTAAAAAGATTACTCATAGTCACACAGTTTAGTGGTCTTCTTGATTTTCTGCAACCGTAATGGTAGAAACAACACCTGGGTCACGTCCGGAGTTCTGACGTGTCCACGAAGGATTGAGTCCGTTCATTTCCAAAATGTCGTCACGTATGTTTTGCATTTTCTTTTCAATGTTGAGAATACGTGTGAACGAATTGGTAATGGCCGCAGTGTAGTAGGCAAAGGGATTTTGACTCTTGCTTTCATCAAACTGTAGGCCAATTTGACTGAGTTGTAGCAGTGCCTGTCCACGCATTTCCTCGTTATAGGTGTAGCCACGCCAGTTGCTGCGTGTGGCATAGCGTTCGCACAGTTTCATAAACATCTGTGCTAGTTTGCGTGTCATGTTGCCATGATCACGACTGTAATGGCCTGTGTCTAGAGCGCCCTGCCAGTGACTTTTGCCCACGATATAGGGCACTTTGTGTTCATTGATTCTGTAGTGGAAAAACGGAGGAAAGTTGACTCTAACATGCGTGGGGTCGCCTGCAGGCTCTTCTACCAGATCTTCTAGTTCCTCGTTCGGGATTTCCTCCATGCCCAGAATATCCTCTACTCTGCGCCGCTTGGCAGCGGCCTTGGGCGGCTTTTTTGGAGCCATGGGTATGTGTTCCCAGGTCATGATTCTAAACACCAAATCAGTGTTTGCAATCTTTTTAGGGTCAATGATCTCACCAGTTTCGCGTTTGATACGATCAGCGCGATTGCGTCGAGCTTCCGCAATGGTGCGTTGATTGATTTTGCTCACAGATGCAAGAATGATGTCGTATTGATGATCTGCGGCAGGATCACTGAATGCACAGTAGGTGTTTTTGCTTAGATGTATTTCTTTTAGTATGTCTCGATTGTTGAGATAGTTGACTCGGGGAGGTGTTGACGACAATGTGTTTCTCCTTGAAATGTATTTATTGTAACAGTTTTTGCCTGTTTGTCAACCTTTTTCCTTTATCATAGCCGTTAAAAAACACGGTAAATAATCAACAGGAACCATAAAATGCCCAAGATTCTTATAAATGGCCAGTTGGTAGAACTAACACAAGCAGAGTACGATGCCTTCACACGCCCAGGTCAAGGACTTGAAGCTCCTGCTGGCGGCAGCACCCTACAGCTTGACAGAAATCAAGCCATTCTAGAACCCAACACTGCTAACCCAATCCCTGGTCAAAATCTGAGTCTGCGAGAAGAAATCATGAATCGCAACCAACAGTTGGCCTCACAAGAACTGGGATACGGTGTACCACCAAGCACAGCAGTGCCCGTCACAGATGTGCAAAGACAGGCCACCAACGCCAACGGGTTGGGATATATTCCCGAAGATGACTTCATTGGCCGAGTGGCAGTGGGACAGCAACCCGGACAGTTCCCCTACCCCCCGCAGCCCTTGGTTAATCAACAAGCGCAGGATTTTGAACTACAGGTTAGAGAAATCAATCTGCTTGATTCTGATGCCAATAGACAACAGGGTTTTGTGCCCTATCGAGCTGAAACCGTTGAACAGTTTCCCTATGGAGGATCTGCTGCTGCGGCCCTGGCCGGACCAAGAATCACAGAACCCACAGGCGGTAGTAGTTACTATCCTGTGCAAGGACAAACTGGTAATCCTTTTGCAATAACACAACCAACCATAGACGATCAAGGTAGCAGTAGTTACTATCCGGTGCGTGGACAGACTGGTAATCCTTTTGCGACGCAAACTGCTCCTGAGGACACTGACCTTGGCAGCAGCAGTTACTATCCGGTGCGTGGACAGACTGGTAATCCTTTTGCTGTGCAGAATACATCTCCAACAGCAACCAATGCAAGTGATTATTATCCCACTGGTCAAGGACAACAAGGCAATCCGTTTGCTAATCCTAGATATGTTGATGACATAGCTGCCAAGGTCACACAACTCAAGCAACAGAACGCCATACGTTCGCAGAGATCCGCGTTCAATGAAAAGGATTGGCGTGTGCGTTTGGCCTTGGCACCACAGGCTCAATATCTTTACAACGTGGCAGCACCGGGAGACCTACTGTATCCTTTGGTAGGCAAAGGTGTGATTTTCCCTTACACACCCACGATCAGTACAGCATATCGTGCGAACTACAATACGTATGATCTAACACACAGCAATATTCGTGGTTACTTTTATCAAAACAGTAGTCCGCAAGAAATACAGCTTACAGGCACGTTCACAGCGCAAGATACCAATGAGGCCAACTACCTATTAGGAGTGATTCACTTTTTAAAATCTGCTACTAAGATGTTTTATGGACAGGACGCACAAGTAGGTGCTCCGCCCCCGCCGCTGTATCTCAGTGGATATGGTGTATATGGTTTCAACGAACACCCTGTGCTGTTGAGTTCTTTTAACTACAGTTTACCAAATGATGTAGACTATATTAGAGCACGTTCAGAAAATATCAATGGCACTGACCTTGTGGTGCGTAGACCTAGAGTACCAAGCCCACCCAATACCAGTCCTATATTTTCTGCTATATCAAGATTGAAAACAATATTCTTGCCCAAGGGTGCCGAGCCTAAACAAAAAGCAGCACAGCCATTCAATACCTCTGGTGAGAGTCTTGAACTAGGCGGAGAAACACCAACCTATGTTCCTACACAAATGGAAATACAATTGACATTGCTGCCTTTACAGAGCCGCAGCCAGATGAGCCAACAGTTTAGTCTTACACAGTTTGCTCAAGGATCATTATTAAGAGGAGGCTTCTGGTAATGGCAACTTATTCAGCTACCAGTCCATACTACAACACCGGATACACACAGTTTTATCTTGACGTCATGCGTGATCGTCCTATACCCAAGGAAGGTGACGATCTTGTGATGACAATCAACACTGTGTATGAATACAGACCGGATCTGCTGTCATATGATCTTTATGACACTCCAAGTCTTTGGTGGGTTTTTTATCAACGCAATCCTAACACTCTAACAGCTCCTCCGTTGGACTTCAAGGCTGGAGTGAATATCTACGTACCAAAAATTTCTACACTGCGCACTGCGCTGGGATTCTAAAATATGTCTCTTCAAGAGCAGCAAGCCAAGGTATCAGCAGCCGAACAAGAACTAGCCAATATTCGATCACAGTATGATGCTATTGAAAGTCAACAGAAAGCAGCTAGTGATGCAGCTGAAAGAGCTCGAGCCAATCTATTAGCTTCGGGTATTGATCCTGCCACAGATGAAAACTACCAACAGCTAGCGCAACAATCGTCCCAACTTTCAAGACAGGCTCAGGGTCTAGGCAATAGTTTGGCTCGAGCTAGACAAAATCTAGCCATAGCCAACGAGTCGCTGCGACGAGAGCAGCAGAATCAAACCATAAAAAACAATGCCACATCCTCTGGCGCTGTGGTAGCTGCTGGCGATGATGCAGGAGTAGTCAATCCAGCTAAAAAAGCAGAAAGAATCACACCTGAAGGTCGCATTGCTAACCCAAATCCAGCAGGTACCAATGCAGATGCTCCGGTGACCAATACCACAGAACAAGGAGCCACGGTGTCTGAGTCACAGGATCGCAAGATCAGTGAAACTCAATTGCCAATAAAAGCCCCTAATCAAGGCGAAGTTAAACGACTGGTTGACGAACCGCCCCCTGATCCATTAACACCACCTCCTGGAGCATACGGCTCAGGTGTAGGATCTGCTGGAGATGATGCCACTCCTACAAAAAATCTAACTCGTCAAGACATTGAATTAAACTTTAATGAAGACATTAGGCCACAGCCAAATATTCTTGACAAGTATGCGACCTACACCTATCAGATATCTTGGTATCTGCTAAATGAAGCAGATTATCGCAACGTGATCACAAGAGGCAGAACCAACGCAGAGGACACAGGCATACGTGGTGGTCAACTGTTGATGCAAAGTGGTGGAGAAAATCAACGCGGTGGCGAAGTAATCAGCCAAGGTACAAGCGAATTTCAACCTAGCCGTAATCCTTATTTTACTCTTGATTACTACATTGACAGCCTAACCATGTCCAATCTTTTTCCAGGTCACGCCACTGGATCAGCGCATGCCTATACAGATCTAAAAATGACAGTGGTTGAACCTCAAGGCATTAGTCTTATTGATAGACTCAAGTTGGCCGTGACTGAATACTGTGGTATACAGGCATTTCAAAGTGCTATCTACTGCTTGGTTATTCGCTGGATTGGCTATGATGAAAATGGAAATATTGTATATGCTGGTAACACCAACAGTGGTGGAGCACAAACTGATCCATATGCGATTGCTATCAAATACGTTCCTTTTGCTATAAAAGATATAAAGTTTTCAGTGGCCAACAGATTGACCACTTATGAAATTTCAGGTGTGCCTGTGATGTATAACTTTAGGCTACGCCAAACAGTGCCCTACAACACAGAAATAACTGGCAAAACTGTGCAAGAGATACTAGGCGGATCCGTGTCTCAAGGTGTAGCAGACACCGAAGGTAGAGCCAATACCTCATCCCCAACAGCTGGTAGAACAGTGGCTACAAATGCAGCGTCATTAAGAACAGCTATTGATGCCGCAGGCACAGTCTCGGCTTCTCCTACCACAGGCATAGGCGCACCAACATCCGTTAATACTTCTCCTGCAGGGTCAGGAAATGCCAATCGTGGTCTAATGAATGCCATGAATGAGTACAATCAACAGTTGGTAAAAGATCAAATATATGAGATAGCAGATGAGTTTTATATAGAATTTGCCAATCCCAGTATCGCCAATGCTGTGGTGAAAAAACCAGGAGATCTAGCCATAGATAAAACTCCCATGGGAGACAATGCACCAAGAAATCTTTTACCTGACACCGGCAAAGTATTCAACATGTACAGAAACTTTGGTATCACAGCAGGACAGAGCGTGATACAGGCCATAGAAATGGTGATAAGAAACAGCAGTTATATTGTTGATCAACAGCTCAAGATCATTGACGAAGAAACACAAGAGGAAAAGCCCAATGGCACTCCTATTGAAACTTTTGCTTGGTTCAAGGTCAATCTCAAAGCCGAACCCAAGGGATATGATCGCAAGCGCAACGACTATGCATATAAATTTTATTTTGTAATCAGCATCTATGAAGTTAAAAGTTCCAACAGTGTATGGTTTCCTAGAACTAGATTCCGAGGAGTCCACAAGAGTTATCCATACTGGTTCACAGGCAAAAACACTTCAATTTTGGATTATCAACAGTCCTTTGACAATCTCTATGTCACTGTGATCAGCGGCGCAGGCGATACTATACAAGGCGACTATACCAGTGCCTTGACTGATATTCCAAGATTTGTTTATCAACCACGCAGTGGTCAGAGCAGTCAAGGCGCCGATCAAGCCACCAATGAACCAGCGGCCAATGCAGCTGATTATCTGTATAGCCCCACTGATCTTGGCACAGTTAAGGTAAAAATTCTTGGAGATCCTGCGTGGATTCAACAAGGCGAAATTTATCAAGGCAGTGACCCACGTACATTCAGCTTTTCTCCCTTCAACGCCGACGGCGGCATAAATTTTGACAGTCAGGAAGTTTTGTTTGAAATCGTGTGGCAAAGGCCAGTTGACTACGACATCAACGGTGACGGACTGCAAGATCCCAACAGATATGCACCAATCAACAGCACTGGTGCCAATCCACGCAGTTTGACTGGTGTGCAAAGCTATGTTTTTTATGCTACCAAGTGTCAACACGAATTTAGGCAAGGAAGATTTGAACAAACCTTGGATGGTGGACTTTATATTTTCCCACGCAGCAAACAAACACAGATTAATGCAGGAGCAGCCAACACTGGCACAGGAGCATCCGGATTTCCTTTGGCAAGCAATCCTAACTCTTCAGGATCGGGTGCCAGTGGAACAGGTGCATCTGGGTTTCCGATATCAGTTGGGCAGAGCAGCACTTCACAGCAAGGCAAGCGTGTTGGTAGAGTAAAACAACAAGTGAAAACCGGCACAGGGGCTTCAGGGTTTCCAGTGCAGGATTCAAGAGTTACTCTGCCAGCCAAGCCAGTGAATACAGGCACGGACTTTGCCACTGCCTATGCACTACGCAATAGGCCAGGCGGTCCACCCAAGGTACAAACAACCACACCACCCATACGCGGTGGTAGAGAGTTTTAAAGGTAAAAAATGGCAGATAATGTATTTTCCAGCACAGGTCGTCCCAAAGGCTACAAACTAGATCGTGGAGGTGTACCTGCGGAAAGCGGACCGTTCATTGGTGAAGTAATGAACAATGTTGACACCATAAGATCAGGTCGCTTGCAGGTATACATTGAAGCCTTTGGTGGCGGTGACAAATACAACACAAAACTATGGCGCACAGTGAAATACCTACCGCCTTTTTATGGAACCACACAAAAGCCGCCCGGCGGAGTAGCAGGTGTTGGTTCTTACACAGGAAATCCTCACAGCTATGGTATGTGGTTTACACCGCCTGACATCGGAGTCAAGGTTCTATGTTTTTTTGTTGAAGGCGATCCGTTGCAAGGATACTATGTGGGCTGCGTGCCTGATGCTGGTGTGAATCACATGATCCCAGCCATTGGCAGCTCGCCCAAAGGTGAATATGTACCTGGAAATCAAACACAGGCGACCTATTTGTCAGATTCGCCTGCGCAGCCTGTTACAGAAATTAATGCCAAAGACAATGAAGTATTAAAAAACCCACAATTTTTCAACTCACCCAAGCCCGTGCATTCGGTGGTAGCGGCCACTATGTTTCAACAGGGACTAAGCAATGATCTTGAACGTGGACCTATTACTTCTAGCTCACAACGAGAAAGTCCCAGCTATGTTTATGGAATCAGCACTCCAGGTAGACCAGTGTACCAAAGCGGAGCGCAACCAAATCAAATACGTCGTGAATTACTAGAAGGCAAGCTGTCACCTTTGGATGTGGCTGTGATTGCACGTCAAGGCGGTCATACATTTGTCATGGACGATGGTGATCTAGAAAATTCTAATTCACACATTAGATTGCGAACCAGCAAAGGTCATCAAATAACCATGAGTGATGATGGTAATTTCTTCTACATTATTCATGCCAATGGCCAGACCTGGATTGAACTAGGAGTTGAAGGCACAGTGGATGTTTTCAGTACCAACTCTGTGAATGTGCGTACCAACGGTGATATCAATCTACACGCTGATCAAGATGTAAACATATTTGCTGGACGCAATCTACAGCTAAAGGCCAAGAAAAATCTAGCACTGGAAAGCGAAGCCACTATCACCACCTACAGTGCTGGCAACACCAATATGTATAGCAAAGCCACTATTGGTGTGCTAGCAGATGGCAATTTGGCCTTGAAAAGTGCCAACGGTAGCTGGGATGGTGGCGGCGCTCTCAAGTTCAAAGCAGGACGCATTGATCTCAATGGCGGTGGCGCTGAAAGTGTAAGTGCTACCAAACAGATTGTGAAATACAAGTTAGATGACACCAAGTTTGATGCCAGCAAGGGCTGGCAAGTTGAGTCAGGAAAACTAGACAGCATAGTGACTCGAGCACCAACACACGAGCCTTGGCCATATCACAACCAGGGTGTGAATGTCAGTGTAACACTTGGACAAGGTGGTGTACCTACTCCCACTGCGCAGCCAGTGCCACAGGGTTTTAACATAACTAGGAAAAAATGAGTAAGTTTACTTTCACAAGAGCCGGTGAAATATTTGAGGTTATTGCGCCTCCTGGAACCACTGAAGCAGCGGCTAGAGCTGTGTTTGAACAGCAGGCCAAGACCGGAGCCTTGACCAACCTAGCACCAGGTCAATCTGTTAATGCGCTCAATCAACTGCAACAAGGCCTAGTGTCTGCTGCTAGTCAACTAAAAGGTGCAGTGTCATCGGTTGTGGGCGGAGCACAAAAAGTTGTGTCGCAACTGGTTGGAGGACAGGTTCCCAAGACCATGAATGTGGCTGACTTTGTTAATGTTGGTGGACAAGTGGGCAGCATTGGGCCCTTGAACGGAAAACAAGTGCAAGGCCTACTGGCACAGTCAGCAGCATCAGTATCACAGGCCGCAGGTGCTTTTTCAGTAGACAAAGGCATAGGAAAATTTGGAATCAATCCTGCGTTGTTAGAAAGTTCAGGATTTTTGAAACCAGGTACTATTTCACAGTATGGCAGAGCCAACACTGTGTCGCAAGCAGACATCGCCGAAGCCACTAGAATAAACAGTCAGGGCGGCAGTATTACACCTGAACAAGTGGCTCAAAGTCGAGCACTGCAACAAGCATTGGCATCGCCCACAGTGTGGACAGGCAAAGGTGGAGTGACCAATCTAAACACCATGTTGGCTGATCCTGCAAAACAGCTTGCAGCTCAGACTGACATCATGAACAATCAATTTTCGGCCTTGACTAAGTCTGGAGCCCTGCCTGTTGATCTTCCTGTGGCAGAAGCAGGTGCGTTGATACAAGCCGCAGGCAAAGCCGGCGCTGCACTCACTGCTGTCTGGGCCAAGGGTGGGTCGCCAGCTGGACTCACACAAAATATCAGCAACTTGGCCAAGTCAGGTCAATTGGCTGTGAATTTTACTGATCTCAAGGTGCCTAATAATTTAGCCGGTGAAAGATCAGCTCCCAAGGCCACTAACACAGTGAATAGACAGGTGCTTAATCAGGCTTTCACACAGTTTATTGGCAATGAAAAAGTTCCTGTGGTAGAGTATGGACAAGATCAGCCCGAGTCAGCCACACAAAGCCGGGCTCCAAGTGCTGCTGCTACTCCTGCGCCTAGACCTAGATCACCAGAAGCAGCTATCTTAGAAGGTCAAATTGAAGGCAAAGAAAATGGACAGCGATCTCGACGAGAGCAGTTGGCCAGAGCCGAAGCACAAGGCGACGCCAGTGCCATTGCCTACTGGCAACAAAAAATTGCAGAAGCTGACAGGGAAATCGCACAGTTGCGAGCTCAGCTGGCTCGCCTAGGGTAAATACTAGACCATGGCTACATTTATTGGATTCAGCACTCAAGGACAGCGCAAAAAATTCACTTTGGTTGATGAAGAACTCATCAAGCAAGATCTTATCAATGCGTTTAACATTCGTCAAGGCGAATTAGTTGGGCGTCCTGATGTGGGCACTGCTGTATGGGACTTTCTATTTGAATCGCAGAGCATTGAAACTGAAAATGCTATTGTTCAAGAAATACAGCGAGTAGCAGGCGGAGATCCAAGACTCAAAATATCTGCTGTGGAAATTTTCCCTCAGCTCAATGGCATCCTTGTACAGGTTCAAATACAGTTTGTGCCCAGTACCACAGTAGAACGTTTATCCTTGTTTTTTGACCAAGAAACCCGAAGAGCCAGCTTCATTTAACCGCGTGGTTTATACGCCAATAAATACCAAAATTGAAAAATTATGGCTATAACCACTAGACAAACTGCTATTTTTGGCGTAGAAGACTGGAAGCAACTTTACCAGACCTATCGCGAGGCCGACTTTCAAAGTTATGACTTTGAGACTCTGCGCAAGAGCTTTGTTGATTATCTAAGGCTCTACTATCCAGAGACATTCAACGATTACATTGAAAGTTCAGAGTTCATTGCGCTCTTGGACGTCATGGCATTCATGGGCCAGAGTCTGGCGTTCCGTGCTGATCTAAACGCTCGCGAAAACTACATTGACACTGCTGAACGTAGAGACAGTGTGGTGCGACTGGCCAACTTGGTTAGCTACACCGCCAAGCGCAACTCGCCTGCTGAGGGTCTGCTCAAAGTCACTTCAGTGACTACCACTGAAAATGTGCTGGATTACAACGGTGTGAATCTCAGCAACATCACTGTGAACTGGAATGATCCTACCAATGGTGATTGGTTTGAGCAGTTTATCACCATTGTGAATTCTGCCTTGGTTGACACACAGCGTTTTGGTCGTCCTGGTGCTGATCAAAATCTGCTAGGCATTGACACTCAAGAATACACACTAAACATCACCCCAGGTTATCTGCCAGTGATTCCTTTCACTGCCACTGTTGATGGCATCAACATGCCATTTGAAGCAGTGAGTGTGACCAGCGCAGGACGTGAATATCTATACGAACCTAGCCCACGCCCCAACGGTGCATTTAACATGCTGTACCGTAATGATCAATTGGGATTTGGTTCACAAAATTCAGGATTTTTCTTTTACTTCAAGCAAGGAAATCTATTATCAGCTGATTTCAACTTGCCAGAGCGTGTGACCAATCGTGTGGTCAATGTCAACATCGAAGGTATCAATAACGAAGATCGTTGGCTGTATCAACTTGATGATATTGGCAGCGTGTCTGAAGAGTGGCAGTATGTAGAATCAGTTTACACCGCTGCTGCCGAACAAGATGTAGGCACACTACGCAAGATCTATTCCACAGTCAGCAGAGTCAACGATCAGATTTCATTGACCTTTGGTGATGGTGTGTTTTCAGCCATACCAGTTGGTACATTCAGAGCCTATGTACGTTCATCCAACGGACTTGAATATGTGATCAATCCCAGTGAAATGGCCACGATTGCATTGCCTATTAACTACGTGAGTCGCACTGGACGCATTGAAACAATCACTTTCACAGTGGGCCTTACTGCGCCTGTGAGTAATTCTCAAAGCCGCGAACTACTGGACGAAATCAAACAACGAGCTCCTGCTAGATACTACACTCAAAACCGCATGGTCAACGGGGAAGACTACAACCTGTTTCCGTTTACCTTGTACAATAGCATTATCAAGAGCAAGGCTGTAAATCGTAGTGCAATTGGTACTTCACGATACCTAGAACTAGTAGACAACACCAACAAGTATGCTAGTACTAATGTGTTTGGCAGTGACGGTGGTCTTTACAAAGAAAACACCTTGCCTACATTCCAGTTTTCTTGGTTCACAGTCAACGACATTGCGGACGCTATCACAAACAAAGTACAACCAGGACTTAAAACGCCTGGAGTTTTACAGTTTTACTATGCAAACTTTATTAGACCGTCGCTGTCTGCACTGTCATTGTCTTGGAATCAAAGCACTGCGTTGACTAACCAGTGTACAGGTTTTTTTGTTGACAACAACAATGACCCTGTGTCAATTGGCTCATTCAGCAGCAGCAACGCCAAATACATTGTGCCTGCTTCGTTGGTAAAATTTGAAGCCCCAGATGGATTTTATTTCAATCAATACAACAGACTTATATCTGGTCTGCCTACAGTTGACACAGACAAAACTGTGATCTGGACCACTGTGACTGCGGTGGTACTTGATGGTACCAACCAAGGGCGAGGAAATCTTGACGATGGCACTGGCCCTGTGGCCTTTAACACATTTGTACCAACTGGTGCAGTGGCCACACAAGTGATTCCGATTTTCATCACTGATCTGCCCACTGCGCTGGTTGTGAATGTAATTGAACAGATTCGACTTTATCGCAACTTTGGTCTTGGTTTCAACAACCTTACAGGCGAATGGTATTTGATCGGGCAAAGCAATCTTGATGCAGACAGTGCATTTAGTTTGGTTAATCAACAAAATACATCAGGCGCTAATCTTGACTCAAGTTGGCTGGTAAGATTTACCACAGATGGCACACAGTACAATGTAAGTACTCGCGAATTATCATACTTTTTTGCGTCGGTGTTGCAAACAAGATTCTTTTTTGAATCTGGATCAGCAATCTACGACAGCAGACTTGGTACAGTGATCAAAGATTTTATCAAGGTCTTGAAATCTAACAGTTTGCCTGACAGTAACTCTCCACTGCCGTCTGATGTTGAAATGCAGATTATTGGACAGCCAGAAGAAAGTGATGGCTTTGTTAATGATTTCCAAGTGATAGTTAGTTTTACTGACAGCGATCAAGATGGATCTGCCGACAATCCTGATTTCTTTGAAGAGATTGTAGGACCTGATCCTGCACCAACTCAAGCAGGCAATCTTGTGTTTTTAGAAGCCACAGTGGACTTTAACGATCTACAACGATACCTGCTGGTAGAAGAAGGCAGAGTGAACTATCAGTATGGCACCTACGCTGAAGTAGAAACCTACAAGTCACAGTATCTTGACGGGCAAGTGTTTTACACTTATCTAGAAAAAGAATTTTGGAGACTGGTCATTGACGTAACTGGCACTCGCACCTTGGTGCAGAGCAATGAATTCTTGGCACGAATTGGCCGACAGAATCTTTACTATCAGTATCGTCATAACAGTCTGCTGAGCAATAGAATTGATCCTTCTATAACCAACATCATTGATGTGTATGTTGTGACTCAGGACTATTACATTGCATATCAGAATTATATCAAGGACAGTACTGGTACTGTGCCCGAACCTGCTCAGCCCACAATCAATGAATTGACCACTCAGTTTCAGCGACTGCAAGACTACAAGATGTTGAGCGACAATGTTATCTTGAACAGTGTGACATTCAAGCCATTGTTTGGTAACAAGGCCACAACTGACCTAAGAGCAACCATAAAAGTGATCAAGGCCGCTAACTCCACTGCCAGTGTGAGTGAGATCAAAAATGCAGTGGTACAAAGTCTAAATGATTATTTTACAATTGACAAATGGAACTTTGGCGACACCTTTTACTTTTCTGAATTGTCAGCTTACATTCACAAAGAAATTGGCACCTTGGTAAGTTCAGTGGTGCTGGTTCCTGTGAACCCACAAAAAGCCTTTGGTGACCTATACGAAATACGTTCAGCACCAAACGAAATCTTTGTCAACGCTGCTACTGTAGCAGACGTCGAGGTAATCGATGCGTTGACCAGTACGAATCTTCGTACAGCGCCTGGTAGTGGAGTAATTTAATGGCTCAAGTTCGTTCGGTTGACTTTTTACCGGAAATTTTTCAGACCAAGACCAATAGACAGTTTCTTGGAGCAACACTGGATCAGCTGATTCAGGAACCTGCACTGAAAAAAACACAGGGTTTTATTGGTAGAAAAATTGGACCAGGCATCAATCCAACTGCTGCTAGGTATGTGGTTGAACCTACCAAGGACCGTGTTAACTATCAACTTGAACCAGCTATCACTATCAAGGTTCCCGACACTGACACAGTTATAGACGCAATTACCTACCCAGGTATTCAAGATGCGCTGGACCTTGCAGGTGCTAGTACTGATCGCAGTGACCGACTGTACAAAAGTCAGTACTATGCATTTGATCCCCTGGTTGACTATGACAAGCTGGTCAACTACAGTGAATATTACTGGTTACCAACTGGTCCACTAGAGGTAGATGTCACCGGTGGTAACGCAGCTATCACAAACACAGTTGAAGTTTCTCGTAACAATAATTTCTATAGTTTCAGCGGACAGCTAGGACAAAACCCAACTCTAACTTTGATCAGAGGCGGTAGCTATCAGTTTCAAGTTGCGCAGAATCAAACCAGCACTGTAAATCTACGTGTGACCAATCAAGGTAACCGAGCCTATGTGATTGACTATGTTATCAATCCTGAGCTGACCTTGATCAGAGGCAACACCTACATCTTCACATTGAGTATTGAAGGCAGTTTTCCATTTTGGATTAAAACCTTGCCTAGCACAGGCTTGGTGAATATCTATAGTCAAGGTATTACCAACAACGGCGCCAGTGAAGGTACTATTGTGTTCACAGTGCCTCAAAGTGCGCCTGACACACTATACTACAATGCTGAAAACAGCTCTCAGATGGCTGGCAAATTCAAAATCATTGATGGTGTGCCTGGCACTGGTCCTCAGTTTTATATTCAAGCACAACCTGGTATTGACGGCAAAATGCCTACCACACCCAACATCAGTAGCCGTGATGTTTTGGGCGTAATCAACAATGGTGAAGACCTAGGCACAGTGACTTTCAATGTGCCACTTAAGAGCGCACAGAATTTTTATTATACGTTGACCGAACTTGATCCAGTCAACTTGGTCAGTGATATTCCTTATCGTGATATCAATCACGCTTATGTTGATGATTTCTTTGCAAGATATCCTGATGGTATTGATGGCATCACTGATCTTGATGGCAAATTTATCATATTCAACATTCCTAGTATTCAAGAGCAGTTTCCTTTTATCAATGATTCTATCGCCGGCGGCTGGCTAAGAGCTAGTTTTTATAGTCCCACACCTGAGGATGACGAGCAGCCAGGTTACAATGAACGTCCTTTCAGCGAAGTTGAAGAAATCATTGACTTTGATGAACGCTACAGTATTTGGCAGATTCAATACATAACTGATCAAACTGGACGTCAATATCTTAATGTGACGTCGGCTCGAGCCGTGGCTGAATTACAGAAATTTAGAATTCTTGAAGGCAGTCAATACAGCAGCACTCAATGGTATCGCAGCGACGATGGCTATTTTGAACAGATTCCTTTGCTCACAGCAGTGCTGGATACTCTTTACTATCAAGACAGTGTGGATCCACAATTGGTTGGCGAAATACGTTTGATTGATGTTGAAGATGCCAGTGTATTGAATGTCAACAATATCATTGGTGCAAAACAGTATACCAGTCCCAATGGCGTGACTTTTAGCAACGGACTTGCTGTGACTTTCCGAGGAGATGTAACTCCTGTTGAGTATCGCGATAACACTTATTATGTAGAAGGTGTTGGAGAAAGCATTGTATTGGTTCCAGTGGTAGACATGGTCACGCCTGAACCTTACACAGAAAGTGTGAGTGTGTCGTTTGACAGCACACCATATGATATTGGCAACTATGACGTTAGTAATAATCAGCCGTTGACTCCGGACTACATCACTATCAATCGTGCAAGTCCAGACAGAAATGCATGGAGTAGAAGTAATCGTTGGTTCCATAGACAGGTGTTAGAAACTTCTGCTGAATTCAACAACAACTCGGCTTTGCTAGATCTGCAGACCAGAGCTCGTAGACCCATCATTGAGTTCAAGTCCGGACTCAAGTTGTACAACTTTGGTACGTTTGGCAAAAAAGCCATTGACGTAATTGACTTTACCACTCGCGACGCATTCAGTGATGTAAATGGCACGCCTGTGGGCTTTATTGTTGATGGATATAATTTGGTCAACGGCAGTAGAATTATCTTTGCTGCTGATACTGATCTAAACGTAAGAAATAAAATTTACAAGGTTGAATTAATTACGCCAGACACAGTGGCACCTGTGATCAAGCAGCCTATTATTAATCTGGTTCCTGATTCAGATGGCGCTATTTTACCCAACGATGTTGTGGTATGTTTAAACGGGGTTGGAAGAAAAGGCCAAAGTTTTACCTTTGATGGTGCACAATGGATTCTAAGCCAACAAAAAGTCAGCGTAAACAATCCACCACAGTTTGATATTTTTGTTGACGATGTAAGTATTGGCAATCTAGAACGTTATGGAAGTAGCACGTTTAACGGAACCAAGCTTTTCTCCTATGGAATTGGCAGCGGTGCTAATGATTCAGTGCTGGGCTTTCCTGTGCAGTATGTGACCATTAACAACGTTGGTGATATTGTTTTCATCAATAACTATTACACTGATACATTTTCTTATGTAAGAGACCGTCAAAGTATCACCGAGTCTGTGGGCATTGGTTTTGCACGTCGTTACACCTCTCGCACCGATTTTACTGATCAAATTGGTTGGGCCACTGCACCTTATCCAAGTGAAACATATCAACAGTTTGAATTCACATATCAGTCACAACCATTATTACTTGATGTCAAAGTCAATGAGGTAGTACTTAATTCTGCATTGCCTAATCCTTATCCTGTGATCAAGATCTATATTGGTTCACAGTTCCAGGATCCAGGAACTTATTCGTACACCACTACCAGCAACACAACCACAATCAATCTTAATGACAACATCCCTGTGGGTGAAAAAATCATTGTGTTGGTATTGAGTGATCAGATCAGTAACAATGCGTTTTTCCAAGTACCAATCAATTTACAGAACAACGCTAACAATGCAGAAGTCAGCCAAGTAACTCTTGGTACCATGCGCAGTCACTATGAAAGTATCTGCGAAAATCTAATTGACCTACAGGGCAGTATCAACGGCTCAAACAACAGTCGCGATCTTGGTTACATTGCTCGTTATGGTTTGAATATCTTGCAGCAAAGTGCGCCATTGACCATGGCTGGTTACTTCATGCGAGATCCAAACTATGATTTCTTTAGAGCACTACAATGGAACAGCGCAGAATACATCAAGTTTAAAACTCAACTATTAGACATAGTTGCATCACGAGATTGGGGCGACGCCACTGCTCCAGAAATCTTGGTGGCCGCAGTTAACGATATCAATCTTGGACGCACACAGCAAAATCCGTTTTACTGGAGCGATATGCTGCCATCGCGTTCGGTATATGACTCTAACACCTATACCTTTACACCAATCAGTCAAACCACTTTTAACACCTTGAGAGTGTATGACTTCACGCAGAGCAACTATCTGGCTCTGTTAGTATACGTTAATGGACATCTATTGACCATTAACAAAGATTACACAGTTAGCGCGGACACACCTCAGGTCACAATTACCTACCCTCTACAGGTAGGCGATACCATTGAAATTCAAGAATATGCTAGCACAGTAGGTAACTTTGTGCCCAACACCCCAACTAAAATGGGACTGTATCCTGCATACCAACCTAGAATCTTTGTTGATACAACCTATTCACAACCTACACCTGTGATTGTTGGGCATGATGGCAGTATCACTGTGGCCTTTGACGACATTCGCGACCAAGTTTTATTGGATTTTGAAACACGAATCTACAACAATTTAAAAATTCGCTCGGCGATTCCTATTCGTGAAAATGACATAGTACCAGGTCAATTTAGAACCACAGATTGGTCATTAACCGAAGTAAATGACATCCTTAGTGTAGACTTTTTGACATGGGTAGGCACCAACAAGATTGATTATACTATTCAGGCCTATGATGTCAACAACGATTTTAGTTACAACTACAGTCGCAGCCAAAACAGATTAAACAATCAAGCCCTACCTGTTGGTGCATGGCGCGGATTGTACCTATATTTTTATGATACAATCAGGCCACATCAAGCCCCATGGGAGATGTTGGGATTCAGCGAACAACCTAGTTGGTGGGAAAGCAGATATGGTGCAGCTCCTTACACCAGTGAAAACTTGGTGTTATGGGAAGATCTGTCGCAGGGTCTGGTTGCTGATCCAAATGGTTTCTATGTGATACCCAAATATGTGCGCCCAGGACTGTTAGATGTTCTTCCAGTTGATGCACAGGGTAATCTGTTACCACCACTAGATTCTGTGGTTGGCTTGTATGATAAACAGACTTTCCAACGCAGTTGGCGCATGGGCGACGTTGGACCAGTTGAATACGTATGGCGTACCAGCAGCAGCTATCCTTTTGCTATCATGCGTTTGCTGGCGCTAACTCGTCCTGCTGAATTTTTCTCTTTGTTTGTTGATAGAGATCTATACAAGTTCAATCTTGATCTTGGACAATACCTATATCAAGACCGTAGCAGATTAAGTCCTAGCAATCTTGAAATATATGGCGATGGCATCAGCAAGGCCAGTTACATCAACTGGATTGTGGATTACAACACACATCTAGGTAACAGCAACACAGCCACTGCCTTGGCAGCTAACCTTGACAACATTGATGTACAATTAGCATATCGCATGGCATCATTCAGTGACAAAGCCTACATCAAGGTGTTTCTTGAAAAGCCCAGTCCTAACAGTCTAAACACCAGTTTGCTACTGCCTGATGAAAGTTACGAACTGTTCTTGTACAAAAATGTACCATTTGCCGCTGTGAATTACAGCAGTGTAATGATTCAAAGAGTTGAGGATGGATATCAAGTTTTTGGTTACGATGTTGTGAATCCCTACTTTGAGATTCTAGTAAGCAAGGTAGCTGGACCAAAAATTACTCTGTCAGCAGGCGGAAAAACCGTTGCAGTACCCACTACCTACAGTGACATCGTAACACAGATTCCTTATGGCTATACCTTTAGCAATGACAATGCTGTATGTGACTTCTTGTTCAGCTACGGTGCACTGTTAGAATCTCAAGGCATGATCTTTGACAGTGTGGAAAATGGTTTGACCTTGAACTGGCGTCAGATGGCGCAGGAATTTCTGTATTGGAGTGGACAAGGCTGGGGACCAGGTAGTGTTATCAACTTAAATCCTGCTAGCACTTCGCTCATGGTCAGTAGGCCCGGGGCAATTGTTGACAGTATCATAGAACGAGATACTACAACCAGCATACAAGATCAAAACAAACGCAAGATTCTTATCAACGATCTAATTGTTGAACGTATTGATAACGATTTCAAGATCACATCATTAACAGAGCAAACCATCAACTATGCTGATCTAAGATTCACTGCATATGAACATATCATGGTGTTTAAAAATGCCAGCGTGTTTGGTGACTTGATATATGACCCAATCACTGCTGCACGTCAGGGACGCATGCAACTAATAGCAGGCACCAGCACTGACTGGAATGGTCAGTTGGATGCACGTGGTTTCATTCTAAATCAAGACAACATTGTTGATTGGCAACCAAACGTAACCTATACCAAGGGTCAAATTGTAAAGTTTAAGAATCAGTACTACAGTGCGCTGACTATTGTACAGCCCAAACAAGAATTTGACTATGTTGACTGGACCCTAAGCGATTATAATCAAATCAAAAAAGGTCTATTGCCTAATCTTGCCAACAAAGCAGATTTGATTCAGCAGACCTATAACACGGTGGGAGCCAACCTTGAACGTGATCAGGATCTATTGGCCTACGGTCTGATTGGTTTTAGACCCAGAGAGTACATGGCCAATCTAAATCTTGATGATGTAAGTCAAGTGAACGTGTACAAACAGTTCTTGAGTACCAAAGGTACAAAGTTCAGTGTGGACTTGTTTGGCACTGCAAGTTTTGACAAAGAAGTTGCTGACTACAGTATATTTGAAAACTGGGCAGTTCTCAAAGGAATCTATGGAGCGCAGGCTAATCGTAGATTCTTTGACATAAGAATAAATCAAGCACTGCTAACTTCAAATCCAAGCACGGTACAGGTGATAGTGCCTTTTGAACAGTCTTTTGCAGATCAAACTGTGCAGATTGGTGATCTATGGCGCAGCAGTTGGAACGTTACTTCCCCAGAAATATTGCCTGTGGCAGTGACACCAAGGCGAGATTTGGATCTACCTACTGCTGGTTATGTAAATCTTGATGATGTTGATATCACAGAATTTGAAATCATTGATCCTACAAATATCAATGCTAACATAGACAGTGTTGGAGTAGGTACCACAGTGTGGATTGCCAAGGTCAACAGTCATGATTGGAATGTTTACAGATGTTCAGCAGTTCCAGGTAACATTCAAAGTATCACAGACAATTTCAATGGCACATCTTTAGCCGGATTCAGTCAGCAACACAACTTGTCTGTAAATGACATTATAGTAATTAAATCTTTCTCAACCGACGTCAACGGTGCTTATCGTGTGCTTGAAGTACCTTCATTGACATCAATTGTGATTGAGTTCGCGATTCCAAACGATCAGATTGAATTATTAGGACAAGGTGTATGTCTAGTTTTAGAAACTATTAGAGTAGACCAGCCCAGCGATATTGCCAATTTACCATATATCAACAATGTCACAGCTAAGAGCCTAGTTTGGGTTGACAACAATGGTTTTGATAGATGGCAAGTATTAGAAAGAACTGAACCGTTTGTTTACAATCAACGTCTTGAGCCTTTGCGGTCAGTGAACAGTTATTGGGCTAGTGCTGTGGCACAGACCGAAAACAACACACTGATGTTGGCATCAGCTCCCGGAGCCAGCACTGGCATTGTGTTCCAATATGGAGTAAATCCTGCCGGCACATTACAAGATGGTGGTTCAATCAGCCTGAATGCAGCCCAAGTCAGTAATTTTGGTGCAACAATGACTGTGGGCAACAATCTTTGGGGTGCAGTGGGTGCTCCTAATAGTCTGTCAGACGTTGGTTATACCGCAATCATTAATTACAACGGCGACTTTGAGGCTTTCACTGTAAGCCAATTGTTATTGGGACTAGATCAGCCTGGTCCTGCAAAATTTGGTAGCAGTCTGGCCATGAGTGGCGATGAACGTTGGTTGTATGTTGGCGCACCTGAGTTGAACCGAGTGTATGCATATGGTCAAGTGCCAGTGCCCACGCAGTCTATATCATATCCTACCACTGGTACCACACGTAGATTCTCTACTGTTACCATACAGTATGATAATGTACAACAACTTGAAGTGGTGGTATCTGGATTACCTCAAAGACTGAATATTGATTATTCTGCTACTGGTAGTTTTATTGAGTTCTTTACAGCACCAAGTAAAAATCAAACTGTGGTAATATCAAGACGTCAGTCAGTGCAGTTGGATTTCCAGGAATATTATAATATCACTGCCAGCACCACAACTGGTCTTGGCACTAGTGCTTTGTGGGACGTTGAAGTTGTGCGTGGTCTTTATTCTGTTGATCTATTAAACGCTGGCACAAACTACAGTATTGGTGAAGTGTTGACCATTAAAGGCACTCAAATTGGTGGCTCAAGTCCTGCTGAAGACTGTGTTATCACTGTAACTGATGTTAGCTTTGCTGGTGCTATTTTAGACTACACAGTGTCAGGAGGACGCCTGTCAGTCACTGATCGATTTGCAGTTAGAGAATCATTGTTTACTGCCACAAATATCAATTCAGTACGAGTAGAAGTCAATGGCACTGTTCAACGTCCTAAGATTGATTACGAATGGCTTAAGAGCGATAGCTCATTGCCTGACAGCACACTAAATGATTATGATTTGGTATTTGTAAACTCACCTGCTATTGGTGCTACCATAATGGCGTATGCTCCAACATACTATCAACTATGCCAAGTTCTAACTAGACCAGGGCTGGCATCAGACGCTAAATTTGGTGCTTCAGTTGCGACAAGTCATGATGGCAGACAACTGGCCATTGGATGTCCTAACGAAAATATCAACGGGACGTTTAGAGCTGGTTCTGTATATTACTTTAACCGAGATGTAGAAAGTCGTATTATTACCACAGCTACCACAGCACCTACAACCTTTACCACAGCAGCTCCATTGACTCTGCCGGTGTCGGTTAAGGTCAACGGTGAATTCCTTAATAACACTGCACAGTATGGCACACTAAGAAACAATACCTATACCGTGAACTATTCAGTGAGTCCTGAAGCTCCAATTAGTGTGACCGTTAATCAACCGTTGAATATTGGTGATGTTGTTGAAATTGAAGCAAACTTCTTTAGACCTGTACACAAACTTGAAAGCGACATTCCACAAGAACGTGCAGAATTTGGTCATAGTGTGCAGTTTGTGTTGAGTGATAGTCAACTAGCAGTTGGCAGTCCTTATGATAGCCAAGCAAGCCAAGTACCACAGGCTGGTTCGGTAAAGATGTTTGTGAATCAACCTTTAACCTATGGCACAATAACCAGCACCGTGGCAAACCCTGTGTTGACTGCTGGCCATACTCTACAGATAAACTATCAAGAAATCGCTGTACCTGCGGCACCAAACAACACAGTTGCAGGACTAGCCAATGCTATTGTCAACAGTGGTATACCCAATGTAACTGCGGCAGTAACATCTAGTGGTCTGTTGGTGATTGACGTAATTAACGAGGCTGCTACAACACCTTACAACAGATTGTCTGTGTTACCAGGTGCCATTGGCACAGCATATGGTGACCTAGGATTCAACAGCTTTGAGTTTAGTCAAACTTTAAGCAGTCCTTATCCCACCGATGGTGCTAACTTTGGATGGTCACTAACATCAGCACAAGAAGACGTGATAATAGGTGCTCCTGGTGGTACAGCGCATTTGAACGTTACTTTTGACAATGGCACCACTTTCTTTGATTCGGGAAGCACCACTTTTTATACTGATCTACATCAATCTGGTGTGGTGTATGAATTTGACTACTTGCCATCAGTAAATCCTTCTTCGTTGAATCCAGGACTGTTTAACTTTGGCCAACAACTGTATTCGCCTGAAAGTACCACAGCTGAACGATTTGGAGAAAGCGTGAGTCAGGCCTGGGCATATACTCTAGTAGGATCACCAAACGCCACAGTAAGTACCACTACAAACAATGGTGCGATGTCAGCATTTATCAATGCTGATCGAACTCCTAGCTGGGTAGCCAAACGTGAACAAGTGCCTGCTGTTGATATCTATAGTATCAACAATGCACTGCTGTATGATAGATTACAAAGTCCTAGAACACAGTTTCTTGACTTCTTCAATCCGCAACAGGGCAAAGTCCTAGGCGCCGCAAGACAAAATATTGATTATGTTTCAACAAACGATCCGGCTTTCTACAACACTGGACTTACCAGTGTGCAGGGCAATAGTTGGGGCAAAAATCATGTGGGGCAAATCTGGTGGGATACCAGCAGTGTCAGATATCTTGACGTCACTCAAGATGAGCTTGCGTATGCAAGTCGTAAGTGGGGACAGATATTTCCTGGCAGTCGTGTTGATATCTATCAGTGGGTAGAAAGCACAGTACCACCAGCCAACTACACTGGTCCTGGTACGCCCTTGAACTTTATTGACTACACAGTAACAACCGCACTAACACAAAACAATGTGTTTGTGTCAAATTATTA